ATATCTGTTCGACGAACCAGACCCTATTTTGCCGATATATAATTTTGTACCATCAGAACTTAGGCCAAATGATATCATGTAATTTGCGTTCAGGGGAAAACTGCCACCGTCGCCAATAAGGGACAGTTTCGACAAATCCCAGCCGCCGCCGACGCCAGCCGCCGCCCGCATCATTGCTCTTGAAACGGTCATGCCATTGCCGCCCCGGCCAGAAAGCCGTGCCAAATTGTGCCGCCATCGCGGGTCATAAATGTGTAAAGGTTTTTCGCCCCGCTCGCCGGTGCGTCAGGTGCAGCCCCCTCCGCCCAATCAACAGACGCGGGCCATGTTAGCGTGTGCGTCCCGCCCGCCGTCAGTTCCAGCGTGAATTGCGAAACTGTGCCGCTTGCCGCCGGATTGGTAAACGTGAACGTGGTATTGCCGCTGGTGGTCAGCGTGAAATACGTTCCGTCCTCCAGATCAACGCTTGGCGTCGTGCCGGAAAGCGCAGAGGCGACAGTCTCTTGCAGTTCTGTGACCAGCGTTGCGCCGGAAAATAACGCCGCTCCAGAAACCGTAACCGTGGTTAATGTCGGTGTCTTGCCAAGTGTGAATATTGCCCAATTTGTCGCGTCCGCGCTTGGGTCGGTTGTTTCCCCGCTGTGCGTTGTCGCCGCCCGATATGACTGGAAATCGACCGTGGAATAGACCGCATCGCCAGAGGTATATGATGCCGCCGAAACCCACGCATCAGCCTCAGAACCCGCAGCAGACGCCGCAGCAGACGCCGCAGCAGACGCCGCCGCCGCCGCGTCTGTCGCCGCGTCTGTCGCCGCCGCATCCACCAGAACCGCGACCGGCGTGAACCACGACAGCCAATCGTCCATGTCGCCAGAGAATGTCGCCACCCCGGTGATCCGGTTCGGGATTGTCCCACTATATGCTGTAATCGCCATTAAACTAATCCCTCAACTTCCATTGTTGCATCTGAAATTGTCGCGCCCGTAGTGATCGACCAGCCGCGATAGAAACCGTAAACCGTGACACCGTATTGCTCGGTGTCCGTTCCGGCATTGAACACAGCCGGGGTCGCCCGCACCGTTTCCAGCAACGTAGCGGCCCGCCGAATTTGCTCCGTTCGGACCACGAAGTCAAAGTCGATCAACTTGGCAAAAGGCCGTTCGGTGATGATCGCGTTGCCCCATTGGTCCCGTTCTTTGACCGAATAATCCTCAATCGAAACCGTTGTCCCGAAGAGCGTTTCGCCAATCTGGTATTCACGCCCCAAAACAATCTCACCAATCTCAGGAACCTCGCCAGACGCCGCCGTAAACGTCAGATCGAACGTGGCGGCGGCATAGGGAGGAATGCCCGAGAAAATGGCCTCCGTCCTGTAACGGACTGGATCAAATGCGTAGGTGTAGGCGTCAACAATCATACTGTTATCAATTAGCGAGACCGTTTCGTCGAATACCTCGCCGTCATTCGGGTCGGTAACAACAAGCTGCACCGAAATCCCGTCAAGGCCGAGACACGTCACGCCGTTGGCGGGTTGCGTAAAACCGTTGAGCGAATACGTTTCTGTCACGCTGTCGCCTATCGTGGGGTCCGAGATGATATTGTCAAAGGCCCGCCAGATATTCGTGGCAGAAATCCGCAGCCAATTTGGCGGGTCTGATGTGTCGGTGTCAGGGTTAGTCGATGCGCCGCTAGTGTGAGCGACAAGGCATTCATAAACGCTGTGTGTGGTCGTGGAAATCACGTTATCCCCGACCGAATAACTGGTCGAAGTCGCCCACACGGCATAGTCGTTTTCTGGCAGACTGCACGAGTTCAGGTTGGCGTCCGTAATCGCAAATGGAATTGTGACTAGCATCTGATTACTCCTGCAAAGCCGGTTGGCCGATATTGTCCCACTTGCGCAGGGTATCGCCAGTGCGCTTCGTGTATTTAGTGATCTGGTGCGAACTAGTGCGTTGCTCAGTGCGCAACTCGCGCAGTTCCTCACGCAAGGCCCTAAGCTCCCTCACCATTCCAGCGTTGCCGCCGCCCTTGGTCATATCGGTCACATGCTCTTGAGGGTGCAGCATAGACAGGAACCCGCCCTGCCCGTCCAAGCCCCCGGAGCGCGGACCGGAGCCGGTAAAACCGCCGCCAGCGAATGACGGAACAGCACCAACACCTTCTATGTTGCTGGACCAATTATCTATCCAGCCGATAGTTGACAGGATGGCCGAACTAATCTCGCCAATCTGCGATTGCAGTCCGCCCGCGCCGTAGAATTGGCTGACAAACTCTGCGTCCCCGGCCCCTTGCGTCCGACCATCTGCAATGTACTGGATGGTGCCGTTCGCGAGTTGAGTTAGGGTTGCGGCGGCACCATTTGGACCGTTCGTCAGGGTTGTTCCTGTTGATGCCTCAAGCGCCCTGATTTCCGCAATAATGTCTGCGGCTGTTGACTGTTGATTGGCGAGCCTGTTTGCGGCGGTTGTGCCGTGGGCCTGCCAGTTGGCGATTTGTGTCGCAGTTTGTGCCGCCTGCTCAGACGCCACCATTTCGGCAGCGATTTGCCGCGTCAGGTTGCGGATTAACCCTCCTAGACTGGTAAGTTCGTCGCCCAACTCATCCATGCCAAGGTCGAGCGTTCCAATCTCGCCGCTGAACCAACTTGAAAGGGTTGCGCTTGGGTCAAATTCAAACCCACCGCCAATTTCAATGAAGTTGGTTCTAGCCGCATCTAACAGGTGCAATAGCCGTGTACCGGGACGCCCACCTTGGATTTCCGCGAGCATGGTCAATGTCGCGTCGAACCCGCCGCCAGTTAGCAGTCTGGACAGGTACTCCCCTTTAACGTCGCCCAAGGAGGCGCTCATTGTAACAGTTCCGGTCAGACCTTCGTTGGCGATAACATCGGCCAGCCAATCCACGCCTGACACACCGGCAACCGGCGAGATAATTCCGTCCACGCCAAACGCGCCGCCGTTCAGTATGGTAGATACCCAATCGGTTGCTGCTTCCAGTCCTTCAGGCGTTATAACCCCGTCTGAATTAAATGCGTCACCGCTCAGTATGGTAGCAACCCAATCCACCGAGGATGCAACGCCCAATGGCGAGATAATCCCGTCTGCCGTAAGGTCGCCACCGCCGAGGATAATTGCCAGCCAAGCCGGTACATCCATCGTTCCATCAGCGTTTGGGCTGATCAGAATATCCGTAGGGTCGATGCCGACCCCGTTCAATACATCCTCAATCCCCGGCGGCACACTGTCGCCTAGAATTGTGCTGACATTAACCGATGAGGCCAGCGTTGCCCCGGAGAGGGCAATCAGATCGTCAATTGAAATATCGCCAGAGTTGAATGCGTCGATGCCAAGATCAAGCCCGGTGATCATGTTGTTGGCTTCTGCCGCCAACAAGAACCTCAGGCCGGGGTCCATATCCTCATCGCGGAAAATCAGATCAACAAGACCCTCAAGCGACGTGCCGGAGGCGTCCAATAGGTCTTTAACATAATCAGGGACGTTGGCGTCATTGACATTGATCATCAGGTCGGCCAGCGCGGCCTGAATTGTGTCATAACTCATCGCCGCAACGTCTGTCAGGATGCCCTCAAGTTCGACTATATCGCCGTACAGCAGCCCAATCTCGTTAAGGATGCTCTCGTAATCTTTGGGGTCGGCTGTCAACAGGCTTTGGAACAGGTCGCGCATATCCTCAAAGATGCTGATTTGCGCGTGATAAATGTCGGCCATGTACTGATCTTTTGCGCCCTCAAATTCAGAGATGCCCGCGAGCAATTGCGCGTCCCGCTCGACCTGAATAGCCGCGCGTCTGTAATCGGTTGCGCTGGATGCCGTGTCGAACACTGCGCCCAGATACTGGTTAGCCGCCCCGACATAATCATTTGCCGCGCCCTGATCCCCGCCCCTCGCCGCTGAATAAATATCGCTATACCGCATGGCGGTTGCTTCGAGAATTTCCGCACGACTGCGACCGCCAAGGTCGGTGGTCCGCAATGTCACGAGGAAGTCGCGCAATTTATCAGCCGTTTGCAGCCAAAGCCGGGATGATTGCTCAAGCGTTTGGGCCAGCGATTTACGCTGTGCAATCTGCTCGTTCACCATGTTGACGCCCTCAGCGACGAACTCCGAAACCTCCGGCGATACGCCCCCAAGGATTGACCCCATAGCACTGGCCAGCGACATTAACTGTGCGTAGAGAGTGGCCCCCGCGCTGGTGGTCGTGTCAATGCTTTCGACCAGTGCCCTGAATTGGCCCTGCGTAGTCGGCATGGCAAATCCCAATTCGGTAATCTCGTTCCTCAGATATTCGGTTGTCAGCGCCGTTTGTTCGGCTTCGGTGTAGAACGCTTGGAAGTAGGCTTGCGTTGCGCTCGCCATGTTCGACGCGCCGCCGAATGCGTCCACAAGCGTAGAGGCCATATCAGCCCCCGCTAGGGACGCTTCAAACATTTGATGACCCAAGAGGCGTGCGCTGTCGTTTGCCGCGTCCAGTGACGTTGCCAGCCGCGTCAGCGTGTCCATAGCACCTTCGCCCGCGCGGGTGTATTCCTCAGTGCCTAGAACCAGTTCAGCCATTGCGTTCGATACGGTCGCAATCTCGCTGTTCAGCCCTTCCATGATCTCGGCTTCGGACAAGTTGTGAACCCAGAGCGTGAATTCGTCGCCCACGAAGTTGCGGATTTCCCTAACCGACAGGCCCAAGCTGCGTCCCATGTCGCGGATACTGTCGGTCACAGCGTCCATTGCCGTGTCAAGTATCGCTGTCACTTGGCCGTCAACGTCGCTGTAATCAGCCCTATCGCCGCGCAGGAACCCGCCGCGATAGAAATCAAACTGCGTCCCGTCAAAGCCATCTGACCCCATTGTGCCGCGAATGGCGGTGCCCGCGTATGTCTGCGACAGCCCCTTCACCAAGATGCCGATGCCAACCGCCAATGGTCCCAGAGCGCCAACAAGCCCGCCGATTGCCGACAGGCTACCGGTCATGGCCGAGCCAAACTGCGCCCCGAGGGTGCCAATGTAGCCACCGATGCCGCCGCTCATAAGCGAGCTTACGCCAAGGCCCAATCCACTACTCAAGCCGCCGATCAGGCCGTTGGCCCCGATGGTATTGCCCAACAAGCCGCCAAGGATACCGTTGCCGGTTCCGTTGCCCGTCTGCGCCGCAACCGCGCCCCCGGCCAACGCCGCAGCCCCGCCACCGGCTATCGTGCCGCCAAGTGCCAGCAAAATTCGGTTGCTTGCCGCTGTCGCGACCATTTCTGAAATCATGCGCTTGAACGAATTCAGAACCGCGTCCTTGAACCCCTCAAAGTCAGTGAAACCAGAGGCCACAAAGTCACCCCATGCAGACGTGATACTGTCAACGCTGGTCGCCATTTCCTTGCCAAGAATGTCAGACAGATCAACCGCCTCTTCCTTGGCTTCCTTGATCGCCTTACCCGCCCCGCTTGTGCTCTTGGCAAGTTTGGCCGCTCCGCTTGCGCTTGCCACCAATTCCCTGCCGAGCTTTTTCAGCGAGTTGATTGCCGGTGTCGCTGTTTTGACAAAAATCCCCGTCACCCTACTGGCAGTGCTGAATGCCTGTCCGACGCGAGTACCGGCCCCGATCATGCCGCCACCTACGCGCGACAACGCACCGGCTAGGTTGTCAGCGTCAACAATTAGGCTCCTTAGCGAGTTTCCCGCGCTTGACAGGGCGGAAAGAAGCTCACCGAGCGGGTCTGAGGTCTCAATCGCCCCATAAAAGGTGAGGATGTTCTGCGCCAGAACGCCAGCCGCGCTTGCCGCGTTTCCAGCCCCGACACTGAGGTCAGACATGCCGCCGCCAGACCTCAGAATAGTGGCCTCAGCGGTTGTCAGGAACGTCACCATACGGCTCAGAATGTCAGCCTGTTCCTTGTATCCGGTCGCGGCTTCAAAGTCCCTGATCATCAGGGCGAATTCACGCTGAGCCTCTATGCCAAGGGACAGCTTGCTGACCATCGCATCAATCGAAGTGACTTGTTCGTCAATGCTTGCCGAGAAATTGGCCTCAGCTAAGACGTTCATGGCCTTGCCAAGATCATACGCCTTTACCGCCGCAAATCCGTATTGCTCTACCAGCTTGGCAAAGTCCAGATCGACAAGGGCAATTGACGAACGTGTCGCCTCCTTGATTTCATCTGACAGCCCCCCAAGATCATCTGTCGCGAGGGGAATTCTTCCGCTTAGCTCCAACTCAATAGCCGCGCCAAGTTGGGCTATGTCGCTGGTGAGGTCCGCCAGAGCTTGGTGCTGTTCTGGCGTGCCGTATTCGACATTTTCAATCGCCTGTTGCAACTTGCTTTGCTCGTGCAGCAAGTCGGCCAAAACCTGCTTTTGCTTTTCGACAGCCGACGCACGACTTTTTGCGTCCGAGATACCGGGCAGATCAACGCCCATTTCTTGCGCTCGCAGGGCAACCGTTTCCAACTCCAGAAGCTGGTCCCTTGCATACACAATGTCCTCGTACAGTTGCTGACCACCAAGAGCGGCTTGAGCTTCGGCCCGTTGGCGGTCCAGAATTCGCGACAACTGTTGTTTCTCAAACTCCATTGACGCCTTGGTCACGGCCAATTTCTCACGCGCGGCGTTTGTCAGTTCGATCATTGCGGTTTTGGTCAGTGCTATCTTTTGGCCCTGAGCCTCAAGGGCGGAGGTTGCGCCCTCTGCCGCCGCTCCAAACTCTTCCTGAGCATCCCGCAAGCCAAAGAATACAAGGATGCCGTCCGCTGCATCGCTGAGCGCCGTGATAAGCTTGGCGGTAAGCCGCAGCACTTCGGTCATGGCCTTAACGACCCCACGCAGCACCGCCGTCAGACCAGCGTCGCCAAGGGCCGTGATCACCCCCATCAGCGCTGACTGCAAGCTGTCAAGATCACCGCCCAAGTTGTCCCGCATCGTGTCAGCGGTTTCCTTGGTGGCCCCGTCCACGTTCCCAAGCTCATCTGTAAGATCGCCAAGCCGGTCAGTTGCCGCGACCATTGCCAGCGCCGCCGGTCCGCCTTCCATGCCAAAGATACGCATAGCTTGCGCCGCGCTCATCCCCTTTTCGTGGAACAGGTCCATAATGTCCGTCAAATCGACGGTGGCCGGGTTCACTTGGGCGAGGCTGATGCCCATTTCCTTGAGGGCGTTGGAAGCATCTTTCGTTGGGGTGACAAGGCGCGAAAGAATGTTGCGCAAGCTGGTGCCAGCCATGCCGCCCTGAATACCCGCGTCTGACAGGACGCCCACCGCCGCCGCTGCCTCCGACATGGATATGCCAAGGCTGGACGCGACCGGGCCGACAAACTTCATTGCCTGACCAAGCTGAGATACGTTCGTGTTTGCGCGGGTTGATGCCGCTGTCAAAATGTCCGTTGCCTTGGATGCCTCTTTGGCGCTCAGGCTGAACCCCGACATGATGTTTGACGCCGTGTCAGCCGCTTCTGCTAGGCCCATTGACGCCGCCGTCGCAAGATCGACCACCGCCGGGATTGTGGCCATCGCGTCACGCGCAGAAAACCCGGCCATAGCGAGGAAGGTCATTCCGTCAGCGGCTTGCTTGGTGCTGAATTCAGTTTCAACGCCCAGCCGCTTGGCGACCTTGCGCATTGCGTCCATTTCACCGCCGGTCGCCCTAGAGACGGCGGAAAGCTTTGACATGGATCGTTCTAGTTCAGACAGGACGGAAATAGAGCTTGCCAGACCTTGGAGCGCACCAGCAACAGCGGCGACAATTAGGCCAACACCCTTGAAGCTCTTGCTGGCCGCTGCACCGGCGGCGACGCTCTTGTTGCCAAGATCACCGACGCTTTTCTCTGCGCCCTTAGCCGCGTCAGACACGCCCTTTAGGGAAGTCTTGCCCTTGTCAGCGCCACTCGTGTCAATTCGAATTCCGAGTGTTGCAACGTCACCACCAAAGGCCATCAGGCATTCCTTTCAATCGGCATGATGGAGAAAATGTTTTTCCCCTCATTCATCCCCCTGACGAAAGAGGCGCTCATGTCCCTAAGGGCACGCGCTTCCCAAGTCTCAATGTCCCTCTGTGCAAGGCCACAATAGGCTGACAACTCTTGCCAGTCTAGGGGCGTGGCATTCCCCATTTGATCATAGCGCACCGCGCCGCAATCCATCAGTATTTCCATGAGATAATAGCCGCCCTCAATAGGCGGCATTGGTAGCTCTTTTCCCGCGCGGACAAACTGTTCCGCCCTTGTCAGTTCGTGGGGTTCGGTCTTTCCCTTGCCCACTTCAATCTCAGGCCGCGCTTGCAGCCAGCCCATTTGGCAAGCTGCAAGTATCAGGCGGGTTACGCGGCCTTGAAGAAATTTCCCTTTTCCTTCGCAAAGTCGATCACCTGACGGACAAGATCATCCGACTGATCAAAGAACGCTTCCTTGTTGGCCTGCGTGGCCTCAAGGGGTTTTCCGCCAGATTGCAGGTTGATAAACTTGACGACAATGGAGCAGACCAGAACAAGCCCAAGCGCCTCGTCATCCCGATCACCACCGGCCATTGCGCCCTTGCGCGACTTCTTGAGACGCCCCTGCACGGTGGCGCTTTCGATGCCCCGGCACATCACGCCGACCTCTTTTGGGGTCTTGGTCTTGTCGATCCAAGCGCCTTCCTCGTCGGTGCCCTCGCCAGAGTAAAGCAGATGCCCCAAGACAGGGTGGCGGAGTTGAAGAAAGGCACCGGTTTCGGCGTCGGTTTTGGTGTCAAGCTTTCGAAAGTCCATTTTCAGGTTCCTCAGTTTTGGGGATTAATTGTGCGGCGAATATTCGCAAAAAAAGAGGGCCACCGCAATTAGTGGCCCTCTCATGTGTCAAGTTGTCGCAGCGGGTTAGCCGATAGTGATGCCCGACTGTCCGCGCAGCACAACGGTCTGACCCTTGTAGGCGCTGGCAGTCCGCTCGCTGTCCTTCAGGTTTGCCACGAGGCCGTAGAAATACTTCACAACGCCGTCGCTGTCAGTAATGGCAAAGCTTTGGGTGGTGTTCGTGTCAGCCGCAGCGAGCAAGAGGATTTGGCCAGCATCTGCGTCATCAGTCTCCATCGAAACGGAAACCTCGCCAACATCCTTGACGCCGTTGACGCGCGTGCGGCGTCCGGTTTTCAGCAGATCAAACGTAATGTCCTCGGAGGTGTCTCCGATTTCACCGATGCTGATCACCTTGCCAACTTCAATGTGAGTTTGCGCGCCGTATCCGGCAACGTCCTCGGTTGCTGGAACGCCAGCGACAATGCCCAATGTTGAGCCGATGTAAGAAATAGACATTTTGCAATCTCCTGCTTTGGGTCTACCCCGGCTAGAACCCGTTGCGGGATCGCTCTGCCGGGCGAGCGATTTTTTACCTCAGAATTTAAGTCGTCATGGCGCTGTACCCGATCATAACCGGAACCCTCCAATCGCCATCGTCATTGTATCCATCGCGTATGTCTGCCGGGCGATTAAAGGCTATCTCACCGCCCGTGATCGCAATTCTCGACCCCTCAGGGAAGATCGCTGCGACCTGATCTGCCAAAACATCCCCTGAGACCGCCCCTGACGCCGCCTGAGTGACGATAATGGCTGACATGACCCCTGAGTAGCGAATGACCTCAGAGCCTTTCAGGGTGCCGCTGGTGCGCTCTGAGGAAATGTGTGAAACCTCAATTCGCGGCCATACCGCAGAGCGCGGGGAATTCGGCCAATCAATATCCACGCCAAGCGCCGCGTCATAGAGCGCCTTTTGCAGTAGTGCTTTGACCTCGTTCGTATTCATTTGACGTTGTTCCTCACCCAGATCGCATTGCGCCTGACAATGGCTTGCCAATTCACAACCGCGCGGTCAATCCAGAACCAGCCGTCCATGTGCTTCGTGCCGTAATGGACGTGCCGCGCATAGCTTGCCGCCGGTCCGCCCCACATGAAGCTAATCACATCGCCAGACTTTACCTTGCCGATAATGAGCCGGTGGCTGTCAGCGCCTTCCTGACGAATACCGCCGTGGATGGTCGAGACCAATGATTTTGACAGAGTTGAGAGGTCAACCGGGATGAAACCGGGCTTGGCATTCTTGGCCCCGCGCGTGATGCCCATAGTTCTGCGAGCCGCGCGACCGATCACGTCGCCGGTGCTGCGACGCGCCACCAGATCGAGACGCCGTTGGCTCTTGGCAATCCAAGCGTCAACGTCAGCGGAGAATTCCTTCGTTTCCATCATCTTTCCAAGCGTCTTTCGCAGGATCATATAGCGACATTATGTCGCGTGTCAGCCCCATTGCCAAGCTTGTTCCTCTAATGTCGGGCCAAGCCTCTCTTTTGACGTGTGCCCCAAGTGACGCAGCCGGGGCCACAAAGCGCTGAACCCTCGTGTGCCAAACGCGCACAAGCTCGCCCCGATGGTCCTCGCCAACCTTGACCAGAATGCGGCGTCCCTTCTTTCCGATAACCTTCATGTTTCCATGCCCCCGCCATCATATTCCCTAAGCTTCCACGTTGTCGGCTCCCAAACCAACGTGGAATAATCATCGGTTCCCAATCTATGCTCGACCCAGACGTACCGATCTGCCGTTGGCAGGTACTCGTATGCGCTGCCGCTGCCCGCCCCTTTGACAATTTCGCGATGGAATTCAGCCGGGGAAAGCGTTGATGGAATGGGGGTCTCCCTGCCGGTAACATCAGGCACCCCGCGAGGGTCAGCGGTTTTCCAGATATGCGGCTCCAATGTCTCAGACATAATCACCAGCCGCCCGTCCTTCCAGACCGCTCGCTCTGTCTTGTCATCGTCCGCCTTGATCCAAATCTTGCCGCCGATCTTGCCAATCTCGCCAAGAGAGAATTCGAACCCGCTCTTTTTGGCCTCAGCCTTGGCCTCTTCGTAGGTTGACGGATACGCGCTGACCACCCTGCCAAAATCAGAATAGGTGCTTTCGATCATCGCATTTCTGATCTCGCCCTTTGACTTGGCGTCATCCTTCCCTCCGATACTGCCTGACTTGTAAATTGTCATCTCGGCGGTGATGGGATTGATGATATAGGTCCACGTTTTTTCGCCGCTTGGAATTAAGCCGCTCCCCTCGCTTGTCCAACTGCGAACAAACACGTTGGGGTCTGCCGTTGGGAAAAATTCCCCGCGCTCGACAAAGCCTGACACAATGCTCCTGACCTGCTTGTGATCCATCCGCATTTGTTTGATTTGATCACCTGTCGTGTCTGGAACCCCGATAGAAATGCTCTCAGGATACAGGTCATCAAGAATACGAGGTGCCTCGGAAACGACAAATCGCCCGGCGTCATCAAACTTGCCGATCCTGATTACATGCTCATCAGCATAGCCCCAAGTGTCCCCGTCATAGGCGCTCAAGCCAAGCTTTTTGGCGTACTCTGTAACATCTTCCTCAGACATACGAGCAACGCTTGTGACCTCACCGGGAAAGCCGATGACCGGGCTGACAATCGGGTCAATGTCAGTGTCGAGATATGACCCCCTACCCCACGTCAGCCGATCCAGTCTCCCGCCGGTCCAGACCTCAATCCGACCTTCCTCGCGGGAGTAGAAATATACGCCGTGGCTTTTGCTGTCAGCGCCGCGCTTGACGAACGTGTACCGGTCACTTGTTGGCACCATGTCTCTGACCATCGCCATAAAGTCACCATAGCTCTGGTGCTCAATCGTGTCGGTCATGTCGCCCGGCCCGGCGGTGCCCTTCAATCCGCCGATAGAAAACGCCCTGTGATCTGGCATGGGTCGATCATATGCCGTCATCGTCCCGGTCGCCATGTCAAACTCTACGGTTCTGATTACCTCAATCCTAGCGCCGGTCTCCGTTCTCACCCTTAGACCCACATCGGTCCACACGTCGCCGTCACGGTACACATTCCCAGAGGTTATCGCGTTCGCAGCCTCATAAATATCTCCCCCTGACAATCCAGTAACACGCGCTGTCACAGGCCCCAGATCAGACCGCAGGGAAGAGGCCCGCATAACATCAGCCAAGTCGCCAGAGCGCGGCAGCTTGAACACCTCAAGCGTCCTTGACCCCGCGTCCCAAGTCATCGTCACGTCCGACCTGTCAAGGGCGTCATACCCGGTCCAGATGCCCGGCGTGTCCGTTGCCTCAAGGGAATACCGCGAGCTTTCGACAAACCGTTCAACATCCTCAAGGTCAGCATCCATGCGGCTGTCAAGCGCACCAAGGCCATCACCGGCCCATGCAAACAGGTCGCCGCCCACCGGAAAATCAGAACCCGCCGCGTCGTTCGCGTCGTATTCTTTCAGTTCAAACTTTTTCCGCCAGTTGTCATTGCCGCCCTCTTCCCAAGGCGCTCTGAAATCTGGGTATCCATCAATTCGAATTTCTGGCCTTGCGCCGGTTGCCTCTAGGACCGAAAACAGGTCAGGCAACAGGGCGTCACCATCGTTATCAAGGTGATAATCCGACATTTCAGAAATGATGATCTGACTAATGTCGCCGCTGTCAACTTCACCGAAAATCTGCGCCTCAACATAGCCCACCTCGTCAATACCGTTTGGCGGCGAAAGAGCATCGCCATTTGATAGGGGGATAAGAAATTCACGGCTTGCCGTATTCGCACCTGATGAGCCTGTCGGCTTGAACGGAACAGACCACGCGCGGGGGTCATTCATTGGTGACGGTGCCAATGGTAGATACTCAGGTTTACCCCAACTTGACACAGCCACTGGCCCCTTTGGACCGTTGCCCACGCGACGCAGAGAGGCCATAGCCATGCTGGTATCATCAAGCGTGTCACCAAAGACAAACGTGGTTCTCGCCCTGACCTCAGGCTTGAGCTTGATTGTAATGTCGCCATACCCAGCAAGGCGTGAGGCAAATTCCTCTTCACGATTATCCATGACAAAGCCGTAAACCGGACGTTCCTCATGGTGTGCGCCCTGATCAATGTCCCAGAGCGCAGCCTCCGCAAAGTCCCTCGTGTCATGGCTCAGGTAGCCGCCTGACGTGTTCGTATAAAACTGGTTCCTGAACCTGTCATTGAGGATCGAATTTAGGTCATTACCGCTGACCTGAATTGCCGGGACCGCGTGCTCAAGATACTGAGCCAAGCCATCCTCAACATTGTCAGGCGTCATACCGTCTGGCCAGAATGAGATTGTCTCATCCTTGAGGTAATCCTCCCAAGCGCCGTCCGACCACTCAGCCGTTCGCAATTCATAGGGGGGAACCGGCTGATCCAGACCCCACGACAAATAATCGTCCTTTTGTGTCGCGCCAAAATCAATGTCCGTGATAACGAAGCAACGGCAGTTTATTGCGTCAGCCGCCGTCGCCCCCATAGACCTGTCCATCGGAAACATCATTTTCCCGCGAATGCCTGATGTAAAATAGGCCCTGTCAGTTACCCCAATCGCAACTTGGCCGTCCATGCTTGCGTGATGGTCCCGCGTTGCCTTATCGGCGGTCGCGTCCCAAGTTCTCTTGACTTGGTGATCCTCAACTTCACCGCGCTCGACCATCTGTCGCAAGCTCTCAAATTCAGCATGGTTCATGCTGCCGATAAGCTCAGTTCGCGCGATATTCTCAGCCCGATACCGTAGCGTCCGGTTGCGGTACTTCGTCACCATCTTGTCGGCTTGCGCTGACGTGATCTTGCGGCGTCCCGGCATGGCGGCAAGGCGGCGCTCACGTCCAGCCAATATCACCCGCATGGCACGCTCACCGGCGGCGTCATCCCGGCGCTGGGCTTCAGCTATCCGCTCGCCAAGAACAACCCGGTCCTTGATCATCGCTTTTTCGTGGCGAAGGTATAGGACGCGGTTTTCTACGGCGGTGTCAAATCTAGGGTCTCTCAGTTCCCTTGACAGGTAGCTATTCAAGCCAGAAATGGTGTCGCTGTTCAGTTCGGTTCTGACATTGTTGGCCCATTGGTTTTGGGCCGGGGTCAGCCCGATCATGCCGCCCTCTCGCATCCCCGTGCGCCGGTTGATACGGCCCACCAGATCAAGCGCCGTTGTTCTCGGGCTTCGACCCTCTGTCATGCTCTGCGTCAGAGCCATCCGCACGTTGTCGCGGGTCTCGTTTTCGATTGAAGTGATGAGCGTTGATGATCTTTCCGCCAAATACTGTTCAGCTCGTGGATTTCTGGCGTCAAACGACACAACCGCAGCCGGTGCCATGTCTGGAACCCTGTCAGGCAATTGTGGGTTGGCGGCATATTCGGCAAACGCCTGAGCCGCGTTTTCTGTCACTTGCTGACCGGCCTGACCATAGGCCAGCTCAACAACGTCTTGGACCTCCCAGAAATAGTCTGGCAGATACCCGAGCCGACCCAAAACGCCGGTCATTGATCCGGTTCTGACAGCATCCATAAGTGCAGTGAATTGCGCAGCGCTGCCAAACGAGTAAATGCTCTCGACAAAGCGCTCCTGAAACTCAGGCTCAAGAGCCTCAAGGATACTGGAAAAACCATCGTTGATCATGTTGTAAGCTCAACCTCATAGACAACGGAAACGCCCTTGTATTCCGCCTCCTTAACCTCGCCAACAATGTGTATCGCGCTGCCGATTGTCAGCTTGTCGCCCGGTGTCGGGGTTATACCGTCAGCCGAGCGCATGATGACCCCGCGATAATAGACTTTGGCACCGTCTCTGATGCGGACAAGTCGGTCGCTCTCGACCACATAGACCGGGGTGTCTGCATCGGCACCCGCCGTAGGGTTCCAAGGGTCGCCCCCCACCGCCGTTCTTGTCAGGGTTGCCAGTGTTCCGTTGTCGCCAATGAGCTTGTCAGCAACCGCCCGTAGGCTGGCGAAGTTTATTCCCGCCATCAGTCATTCTCGCTCTCTGCTTTTTTCTCCGACTTGTTCTTTGGGGCTATCGGGATCGGGGCCGTATGGATCACGCGGTCAACCTCAATGCTGCCGCGTACAAGTTGAAGCCCAAAACGCGGCTCACCCTTGAGACGCGCAAGCGTCCGGTCATCGACCGTGATGGTCTCCCCCGGCTCCATCTTGTGCATAGTTGTCAGTGTGATTGTGGCGGCTGTCGTGTTTGTCAGGGTGGGCATAGCTTGGTCTCCTTTGGGCCGGAGCATACGCAGAACCACCCATCCGAGCAACTAGCCAAGCAGTAACATCATGTCCTCAAACTCATCGGCAGCTACAAGCACAAACCCACGCTTGGCCGCAAGCGCTGCGAGCGTTTCATGACCAAGGTCCAAGTTCCCTTCGAATTCGCCACCAGCAAGGGCAAGCTCAAGAGTGATTGTCGGAACGCTCCCCGCCTTGATTGTGGATACCGTTGCGGAAAGGACGTTCTTGATTTCGTTCCCGTCCTCATCCGTCACGATGGTCCCCGCGCCTGTCACGGCATTGCCGGGCATTGTCACCTTGATCCTCATCAGTCGCTCCACAGGTTGTCTAGGTTCTCTGCAAACCAAATGATTGCGTTACGCGCATGTAAGCGCAGCGTCGCCTCTTCAATGACCCCGGCGTCAAGCTCCCACATCCTGCCGTAGTGCCTGAGCGCATGGCCGCGAGCTAAAACATCAGCACGCCACTGTTCAGCCGTCAGGCCATCGGGGGGGTCTGTGAATTCACCGTGCTTGGCTAGGAATATCAGCCGCTTGCCGAGCCATTCCGCCGCTGACGTGTCCAGATTAAAGGCGTCCCGCCCAACTGATCGCGACCATTTCTTGCTCTTCTTTGCCATTGGTTATCCTCAGGTTATCCTCAGTTCTCTGTCAAGTTCGTGTCAGCGGTTGTAGCTTGACAGGGGTTTGTGACAAGGGGGCGGATTGCCGCACATGCTGGGATGGATATGTTGGGATGGATATGTTGGGCTGGCCAAATTGGCGCTCGACCAGCCCTGTGTAGCTTAGCCTTGTAATTCATCCGTCAGCATCCAGCCGCGTCCGTCGCCAGTCTCCTTGATTTGCACCTGTTCCCCGGTGCCGGGATGGGGGTTAGTCGGGTTCCGCCACAATCTCTACTTTCTTGCGGTCTTCGAAGACCGCCGTTGGGCATTGGACGATTTCGTAATCTGGCAAAACGCCCTCAAACATTCCCATCCAGTACCCGCCGCACGTTAGCGGGCAGCATCGCCGCGACATGCGGGACTGGCGTCATGGCATCGACAATATTGCCGCGCGTATGGTTGCACTCGGCGCAGGCGCAGCAGATGTTACGCAATCCCAGACTGCCGCCACATGACTTGGGAACGATATGTTCCGCCGTGGCCTTGCGGCGTCTGAGGTTGCGTGTGGCGTTCGGTGTACCCTTGGTTATGTCCAGACGGTCCCGCGCCTCATCGCGGCTCATGGTGGTGTGGTTCCACGTTTCACGACCACACCAGATGCACAGGCGGTTTTGCTCCTGCCAGCGCGTGAGGAGTTCGGTTCTGTAACTCATGTCTGCGCCTCATTCGCGGCTTCGTATTTGGCGAGGGCTTCGGTCAGGCTCGGGGCACCATCACGAGAGTAGAATATCTCAGAGCGAACAGCCTCCGCCAGTTCGTCCGCAGCCAGCACCAGCGCCTCTAGTTGTGGGACGCGGGCAATGCGGCGGGCGTTGGCAAAGCGGGTTGGCTCCCTCTCCGGTGTGTCTTTGTCGTTGGCGACCAGTGCCACAAAGTTGGCACCATCCTCGGGCAATTCGGCGGCAATTACACCATGGCATCCGCGCCCAAGTGCCGCGCTCCAATCCCCCGGCGTACCAGCTTCACGGTCGCGGCGAATGTCGTCTATCAGGCTCATGTCGTTTCTCCTTGTGTGGGTGGGGCGATCAGGGATTGCGGGCAGGCCATCTATTTCAGAGCCTTATGAGCAAGTGCATAGCAGGCGCTTAAATCCCTGTGTTCAGACGCCTCCATAATTGCCTTTAACGCAGCCCTCAGGGCCTGTTGATCGGCAACAAGATCGGCGCGGACGTACTCGGTTTGCCAACCTTCTGGCATATGTTTTTTCATGCGGACTTCGTCATCGTTCCAACTGCCGGTAGTTCCGTTTCCAGTGGCCCAAATCCGTTCTGGTGCTTCGGTCATTGGCTCGCCCCCCTGATCCGTGACGGATACCGCCCGCTGCTCTCTATGTAATCCACCAGCCTGTCAGTCTCGCTTGCGATTAGGCGCAGTGAATGCCTGTCAACGTCAGGTAGAGCCGCTGTGTCGCCACCCGCGCGAATGGCGGCATAGGCGGCGGCATTTAGGGCGCGGATTGCTTCTTGGTATGTCATTCCTGCACCTCCCGCAGATGGATTGTGCGAACAGCGCCCACAGCATACCGCTGGGCTTCTGCTTTACTGGCGTGATAAGCCCCAAGCCGCCCGTTCTGGTATATATTCACCCACCCCTCAGGTAGCGGCTCTTCCAGCGGGACGAGCTTGAGGTTTGGACGGCCAAACCTGCTGGTGCCATCCGATGTATGCCGGGTAATCCGGCCTTCCTTATCCTGCACCACTACGGGGTGTCCGGGGAGGGTTCCGTCAACGGTCAGGACGCGAACCTCTGCGGTTGGGTCGAACTCGTGAGCATACTTGTCGGTCATGTTGACCTTGAGCTTTTCCTCTTGTTCAGTGGTCATAACGCACACCGCCAAATGAAAGCCTTTTGATCCGCGCGACAGCGGCTGGAGCAAGGGCGCTTTCGATCACTTCGGTGGCCATAGCCTCATCCTCGCCACAAGCCCATGACGCGACAATTGAGATTGTCATTTCGAGCGCGAGTAGCATCACCTCTGGACTTTGCTCCCCGACGCAGATGCTCCTTGAGGCCGCCGCAGCTTTTTCAATAGCAACGTCAATCAACCTCTTCGCTTCTTTTTCTGAAATATCCATCGGTTTCCCCTTTGATTGGATTTGCACAAACCAACCTAGTGGTTAACGATCATCCATTCAATAGGTAAACGATCAATCGGCGGAATGAGTACAGATGAACCCGCTATCTGTGCGCTGTACGATCCGGTAGCCGACCGTCTCCAGCCAAGGCTCAAGGGTCGGTTCAGGCTTGCCAAAGCAGAACAGGACCGGGCGGTTCTCTGACAGGGTTCTTGTTGCGCCTGTAAGCGCGTCCTGATTGGTCTCGCCAATGACAATGAGGTCGGGCCGGGATGACCGGCTGTCGAGGGTAAAGACCTCAACCTTTGATCCTGACATGATGATCCGGTTCGATCTGCAATTGTCGGGATCATCCCTGACAAGATGACCAGTCCCAGATTTGCCAGAAAGGCCGGCGCAGTAGGGCATGACGTTCTCGGTCGAATTCTTCAAGAGCGCCCTGTAATTTTCGGGGTCAGGCTCATAGGCTTCGACCCGCCTGAATTCCGCTGACAAAAGCACCGCCGAAACGCCGCAATCCCCTACGGTACAAATCGCCTCTCCGTACCGTGAGACGTAGGCATAAGCCTCAACAAGATCACTTGCGGCCTCAATGGCCGATCCCACCCCAAACACGTCCGTCGCTGGCCACGAAAAACCAGCCGCTCCCATAGTCAATCCACGCATAATTCACCCCTTCTGATTTGCACCAGTTTACTGAGGCCAGAGCCGCTTTGATAGGTGGGATATATGTCAGTGATTGTGACCTAGTTTTCGTCAGGCAATAGCCGTCACCCGCTCCTATCCCCCGATATACAGGGATAGTTCCTACACCTCCTGACCTGTATCCACGCGATGCCTTTTGTCGGTGGCCAGCCGCTATCCCTCAGGCTTCTATCCTGACCCGCTGTTAAACGGTCCCCGATCTGTCACAGTCACTATTCTGACCTTCACCAGCCGGTGGGTTCTTTTGTCGCGTATCTGGCAAGGCCTAGTAGGAACCAGTCCCCTGCCGGGTTGGGTGAATACCCCAGATCATATCAGCGTTTTGGGCACGGGAACGCTGCAAACCGGGGGTCAGACATATTTCTTGAACGTAGGTTCATGTTGTTGTAACCCTTGTTCTGCAACACCATTACGTCTGACCATAAAATTCGGTGTCGCCACGCCCCGGTGTCTGATAAACAGCCGGGGCATTTTTCTTTTCTAGGCTCAATTTCCCCAACCGTCAATCGGTCAAAAAAAAGACCCCCGAGAATGAGGGTCCAGTTGGGGCAGAATTGTTAGGCCCGGTTTGAGTTGCCGACTAGGCGTGAGCCGCCACCGCCAGCCAACAGTGGGCCGATGATCCCTTTGACAATAAGCAGCACCGGTCTGGCGCTCTCAGCATCTGTGCGGCTCAGATCATACGATACGGAAATTGGACCGACCGACGCTGATGCGAGCCGTTCTGATGGCGTGTAGTCAGGGGTCATTGCCCCCGGTGTCACAAGTTCCCTCAGGGCTATCTCATACGTCGCCAGAACAATCTCCTTGGGTAGTCCAGAAACGGTGTACCCATTATTGTCTGTGAACACGGCGCGGGGGAAAGCTAACCCCTGATCGCGTCCGTTGACAGGCCAGCTTTTCCAAGCGAACCCTTCTGACAGGAACGTGGAGGCCCGGCGCAGCGCCTGTTCCTTCACTTCGTCCGTTCCCGTCCAGTCTGTGTTGCCCCGGTCGCTGTGATAGGCGTCAGCACCTGCAACCGCGCCGAAACTCTCAGCCGTGGCAAGCCCTGTTCCATCCTCTACGACCAAAGCCATTACTTGGAACCCCTACGCTTGACTGGTGCCTTGGCCTTGCCGAATTCAGTGTGAACCTTGGGATCAAAGTCCGCCTTGTTGATGATCCGAAACCCGCGCGGGGTATCGTCGATGATCTTGATGGTTTCCATCACATAGTTCCTTGGATCATGAAGGTGTGCGACACGAGGTTTGTCAGGTCATCCCTGATGGTCAGCCGCAGCCTCTCGTTGTTGTTCAGGATCAGCGGCGCACCAGCCTTTTCAAACGTCCAGCGAACGGCCAGAAATTCATCGCCCGATCCCCAATCCGAATGCACAACGTCAAAACACTGGCGAGACCAGCCACCTGAGGTCAGGATCGGCACGCCGTCAAGCAGATCGGTAATGACGTTTCCATCCGCGTCAACATGCTCGATCAACATGCCGTTTGTCATTGCAATCGCGTTGCCATAAGCGCCGGTGTCGAATGACCCGGTGTCCCTGACATAAACGATCATGCGAGTGAGCTTCATTGAGCCAACACCGGCAGGAACACTAAGAGAGAATTCGACCGGCGTAACGGACCCGTCCACGTTGGCTTCCTTGGCTCCGGTGCCGTCGCCGTTCGTGTCGAGGTATCTGAAAAATGAGGTAGCCATGCTGTCGCTCCGTTAAGAGAAACGGGCCGGGGGGTTAATCCCGGCCCGATCTGTTTAGCCAATGAGCAAGCCAAGGTGAGCCGGTTTGATCAGCTTGACGCCCCAGCACATGGCGACTTCGTATGTCACCTGACGGTACTGACGGTACACCGAAATCTCGTACACGAGACCCGAAACCGGATCGGCGACATAGGTCCGGTCATCAGCCTGATCACCACCATCTGGCAGGGCAGGAACACGGGCCGCGAGCTGGATCGCGTCACGGCTCATCACCATGTTGGCAACGTAGGCAGCAGTGCCAGAGGCAGCAACGCCGTCAGCACCAGCAGCGACCAGACCGGGCGCTCCCAGAACAACGTCCTTGTCACCATCGCCAGCCGCGCCGGTCGTGATGACGTACTTGCTTGCGTCGCCAGCAAAGCTGATCAGATCGCCCGCAACGTGCGTACCAGTACCAGTGTCAAGGTGAACCGTAGCGACGCCAGCGGCCACGTTGCCATCAATCAGGTAGTTGGCAGCGGTTCCCGGCGTGTGGGTCGCAATCGCACCAGAGGCGTGCATAGACGCGCCAAAGGTCTGTTCCATCGCACCAAACCGGCGAGCGGTATCATCGCCAGCTTCGTTGATTTTGAAGAACGCAGGTTGCTTACCAATGAGCTTGGCAACAGCCGCCGATCCCAGAACCGCATGACGGTCAGACTTCGGAGCGCCGTTGTCATCAAGGATACGCATGGCTTCGGACAGGTCGGTGAGGTCATCACCCGTGCCAAAAGGCGTGGTTCCCGCCGTACCGTAGGCGCGGGAGGCACCGACGTAGAGCGCGGCAAGATCAGCTTCGATTTCGTTGGTCAGGGTCCGCATGGCTTGGGCAAAACGGCCCTCAGCAATGACAGACTTGTTCTTGTCGCCAAGGCCACGGCTTTCTTCGCCGGTCAGGTTGAAAGAAACCTTGCGTTGCTTGGTGATCGACATGTCAACGTAGTCGATGGTCTGATCAGTGCCGCTTGCCGCGATGTTGGCAGCGGTAATGTCAGCAGCGGCCATCGCGCCGACAACTGGCGAACGGACGGTTGCGTTGATAGCGGCCATTTCAGCCGTTGCGTCACGAGATACGGCCTGAATGATACCAACCTGTTCACGCGACACGACATTCATCGCGTTATACATGATCGGCAGGAGGCCAGATAGAGTATTAGACATTTCCATGTCTCCTATTTTGAGGGTTTGCCTGTCAAGGCGGTGCTGGCCGTCCGACCTTCAATTTTCGCAAACGTCCGTTCGCTTTAATGGCCCTTAATCAACCACAGTCATGCCGTCGCTGACAAGAGCCTTTTGAGCGGCGGCGGGATCGGACATGGCGAGCTTGTCAAATTCGCCGCGTGTCATGGTTTTTCCGTTTGAACCGCTACCGTTGCCACCGCCCGGTGCTTGCGAGCCGTTTTGATTGGCCCCGCGCAGCATCTTGTCACGGCCCGAGTGGCTTGAAATCAGGTGTTCAATTGCCTCATCAAAGGACGCGGCCTCGCCGGGGTTTTCCGGTGAATAGATCGCATTCCCGTTTCCATCTTTCGAGACCATCCCGCCAGTTTCATCCAAGCTGAAATTGCCACCAAAGATTGCTTCGATCATGTCAGCGGGAAGGGATACCTTTTCGCGCAGGTATTCAGACCGGCTGAAAGCGCCCGTGATCTTTTCGGTGCGCAAGCTGGCCTTGAGGGTTTCGTTCTCGGCCACGACTGGCTTGTACTTGTCCTCTACGGCCTTGATCACCTCTGCCTTGACGCGCTCGACTTCGCCAGCATCGACCAGCTTCTTGTCATCAAGGTTCGACATGGTTTCAAGAGCCTTGCGAGCGGCGGCAGGGTCCAGATCGCCAAAGGCTTCCAGAGCGGTCTGTGAGGCAGCGGCCTCTTCCCGGCGCGTCTTGTTCTCGACGCCCAGATCAATGATCTTCTGGTGCATACCGGGTGGGTCGAGGGCGACCTCCTTGCCAGCATTCATGTAGATTGGTTTTCCATCCCGCAGTTCGGCATAGACTTTACCATCGGTTTCGAAAGTTTTCAGTTCAAAGGACATTTTTCATTCTCCTTGACCATCCGGTCATTTTCGCGCACGTCCGAGCGCTGTGATGTTGCCCTTATTAGGCAGCACTTCGTCATCGGAAGCCTCCTCATCCAGAAGTTCCAATTCATCCTCATCTTTCCTAAAGCTCCGGTCCAGAATTCCCCGGCGCACGGCCTCTCTAATGGCGGCGGCGGTTGAAATCATAGGCACGGCGGCTGTCGCCATTGTCAGGACATGGGCAAAGCTCTCATCATCGCCATATCCAAGGTCGAATTCAGTGTCGATCACAACGTCACCAGAGAATTCCTCTTTGACCCATTTGCCCGTGAGCGTAAGGCAGCGTTCGAGCGCCGCTTTGAGGTTCAGCGCCCATGCCTGAATGGCAGCATTGCCCTTTTGGGCGGCAAAGGCGGTTGTCACGACCGTCAGGTTTCCAGACTGCGCTGTCAGGGGCTGTCGCCCTAGCTCGCGCAATTCCCTGATTGTGTCCTTGATATTGTCAGCCAAGAACCGGAGCGATTGAGAGTTTGGCTCGATGTATCCCCATGATCCAGCCGTGCCGCTTGCGCCGACCCCGCCGTACAGGACGGTATGAGGTGAAACGCGAATGGGAACAGGCTCGCCAGAACCATCAACCTCGGGGTCGATCCCATTGGCTGACAACATCGGGAACCCTGTCAACGTCCATATATTCTTGAGGGCGCTTTCCTGCTGGAATAGCTCAACCTGCAAGTCAGCCGCGTCACGCATGGGTGGGTGCATAGTCCACGACGATCCGATACGCCGCCCGGTCGCGAACGGCACAAGGGGGATTTCGTCAATCGTCATCGCCCGAGCGGGCTGGAATAGCTCCCATTTGTCGGGTCGATCCTTGACCTCGCGCCAAAGCTCGAAAGTTGGCTTGCCCACCGCCACATCATCAAGCACTTCACGGTTGAACACGCGGACCTGCTTGACCTCTGTCTCTTCGAAGTCATCACTCATCACGGTTTCGACTTCCATCAGCCGCGCGTGAACAATCTGCTCGACCCCGGCGATAACCTGTGAGCGAACCGCGATGACGCTCTCCGCCGGGTATCTGACCCAGAACGGTCGAACCCCGGCGATGCGCTCATCCTCGACGCTGGCGTCAGCGGGTAGCTTTTCGTTGCTCGAATAGTCCACTAAAATCCAGTCGATGGATGAATTGATCCCGGCAAAGAAAACATCACCGGCGAAGCTGTGAATTGATGATCCGCGCCCGTCCACGTTGTCAGAGAATTCGATGAACTTTTCCGGCGTGTCCTCGCTCAAGACAACCTCAGCCGAGAATGGCCGCTGCGCCAAGTTCTCAACAATGTCCCGGTACACGTTTGTCATCCGAGCATTCTTGCGCCGAAATTCATATGCCTTGTCATCCTCGTCAGGGAATTGTGGCAGATAATCAGGGCGCGTCCGCATAACCTCAACACCCCCCATGATTGCCGAGACCTTAGACCAATAGGGAGCCATTGCCACATGATCGCGGGACGGAGTGCTTGGGTTTTTCATCGTTGCCTTCCTTGCTTGGCTCGCGGCGGTGCCAATGTCAGGGCCATGAACGCCCTTGAGGCCGCATCAACTTGGTCAGCAAATTTGCCAGACGGAAAACTTGCAAGCTCATTAATAAAATCGCGGTTCCAATCCCCTTTGACAAGCAAAACATTCCCCGCGTCAATCTGAGCTGCAAGAGGTGTCGCCCTTGTCACCTTGTCACCAGTCTCCGGTGTAGCGCGATAAACCAATCCTGCCAAGCTCGCCAGTAGCGACTGGACCTGAGCTTTACCGGCCTGACCGGGGTCTTGTGGCAGCGAGCCTTCGACCCCCCGGCCATCTATGGCAGCGGTGTTCTTGATCAGGGCCGTAACATCCGCCGGGCCGAGCTGACCTTTCACCACATCGACAATAACCGTTCGTCCGTCAGGTAGCCGACCGATGCGAACCCCGGCGGTCCTTGCGGCGCTCACATCAGCGGTCGCGGCCAAGTCCCACCCCCTGACCTCTCTGACGCAGACCGGCGGCGCTTGGATCACTTCCATCTTGTGGGGCTTGAACAGGCCACCCTCTCGTGGCGCTGGCCTTTGCTGATACTGGCCAGCATGTGCGAACGGACCCAGAACTTTCTTGTCGCGCTCAACCGTCTTGCGGCTGAACCGATCCGGCATAAGAAGCTCGCCCTCTTTGGTCCTTGGGTCTTTGAACCCGATAGAGGTGGTACGCGCCCGATCAGGTTCGTATTCCATCGGCAACATCAAATGCTCATACCCAAAGTCGTTCTCGAGGATGTAGCCTGACACGTCGCCCTCGTGCAGTCGCTGCATGACAATGATGATCACCGAGCTATCGGGATTATTCAGGCGCAGTGGCAGGGTCTCAGAGAATACCCGGTTCGCGGTCTCGCGCTCAACGTCAGAGTAGGCTTTCTCAGGTGACAGGGGATCATCCCAGATCACAAAGTCGCCACGCTTGCCTGTCATGCCCTTGACTGCGCTCGCCTGACGGAACCCGCGCTTGTCATTCTCGAAGTACCGTTTCTCGTTCTGGTCGCTTGTCATCTGCACTGGCCAGCGGGATTGATACCAGTCGCTTTCGATCAATAGCCGGGACTTCCTGTTATCCCTGATCGCCAAGTCCTGTTCATGTGAGGCTGACAGGATGCGCGAGTGAGGCATACCTTTCGGCCCCCATAGCCACGCGGGAAAAAACACGCCGACCATTGAGGACTTCGAGGTTCCCGGCGGGATGTTGATCAACAGTCGGCTGATCTTCCCGTCAACCGCCGCCTCAAGGTGTTCTGCCATCGCATCCATGTGCCATCCGTGCAGGTAGGTCTGACCGGGGTCGATCACGGGCCAGCCCCTCTTGAGGAAGTATGACAGAGACCGACTGCACATTTCCTTTTCGGCGGCAACAATGTCCTGAGGTGTCAGCCGCATCAGTCCTCACTGTACTCGCTGGCCTCAAGGTCGATGACCTCAGCGTTGTCCACGATTTCCTTCAGGGTCTCATCCGAAAGCTTGCTCGGGTCTACCGTCAGCTTTTCGATGTTCTCATTGATAACGTGCTTCTTGTCAGCCTGATCCAAGTGCTGTTTTCCGAGCCATATAAGCATGGCCGGATTGCGGTCATATATAGCCGCTGCATACTGCGCCCGGCGCAAGCTCATCCGCCCGCCAGCACTGTATTTTAGGTAAACTGACCTGAAGGACGGAAACCCATGTTTCTTGCAAAGCGCCTCAAGTGTTTGCTGTGTGAGTTGCATCACATCGCGCACTTCCTCGGCTGAGGCTTGCCACCGACACATGCGGATTACTTGCTGGAATTCCTGATCATCCAGCGCGGCTATCTGGTCTCTGCCGGGTTTGATCTTTTCCTCGCCATTGAGCTTGGTGCCAAAGTCGGCGTCGCCCATTGGTGCTGTGACCTTGCGCTGACGTGGCGCGTTCTTGATCATCTTGACCATCCGGTCTGTCCTTTCGCTGTCCAGCGCTGCGGGTCGAGGCACAAAAGGGAGGAAAGGCCCCGACCCGCCTTGAGCCAATCACGCACTGAGGATTGCAACTGGCTTGGCGGGGACATTACCGATGACACCTTGCCATGACAACAGCGGGTGCGTTCCTACATATCGGGGGGGACACGGGGGACATGCGGGGG